TTCAAATATCCAGCAGCATAAATAGATCCTCCAGAAACGTACGCATTCACGAATGTTGACCCCCTAAGGTCAAACGTGTCGTCATCAATTCTGTCGATCCACCAATAACCATTCGCCTCAACCGTTCCGGAAACGCTGGAAATTAACACAGGCATTCCGGATTTCCATCCATGTCCTGTGCATGTAACCCTAATCTCACCGCTTATTGCAGCGGCACAACCGCCGACAGACTTTGTCGGTCCAAGCTCAAAATGGATTTCCCCAGTAAGAGATCCGGGGTCTAGAGTTGTCTGTTCTGTGTTTATTGGTTGATACGGGCCATCAGTAAAGAACCATTTTGGAAGATTTGCTGTTCCAGTACCGTCAGGATCTCCGATTATAAGAGACCAGTCATCCCCAGAGTACCGAACCAACTTTGCCGGATGGTGCTTTGGATGGACAAGATAAAGGACATCGGCGCTCTGCGTGTGTTTGATCTCGTCGATCTCTGTCTGCAGATATGGAGTAAGAATCTCCATCGGAGAATCACCAGTAAGGATGACTCCGTAATTCGTCCAGATTCTGATGTAAACCAGGCCGTCTGTGTCTTTGCAAAAGAACTCGATAATGTTCGCCCGCTCTGTCGAATATTTGAACTGGATCAGCCTGGATGCCGTTGAGTTTTCGCCAGCCATCCCAAGAAAATACGTTCCTGGCCTTCGCATGAGACCACCCTGGAGCGTGGCAATCCAGTTCCTGCACAGGTCAAGACACGTCTTATACCGCTCAGAATCAACCCGGCCCTTGACAAGGGGACTGATCTCGCCCCCGGAGAAGCTCGACTGAAGTGGGGCGACTATTGCCATCGTTTATGCCCTCTTGGTTATCCACTCGTCTTCGGCTGCAACCTGCGGGACCTTCTCGATCGCGTTTACCTTCTTCGCCGCCTCAACCGCTTTCTTTGCCGCAGCAGCACATGCCTCTTTCTTTGTGTTCGACTGTGTGAGCTGCTCGCACATTTCGTAGGCCATCTCTGCCCAAAGAGCGTCAGAGAAGGATGGATCGAACAGATTTGGGTCGTCGATCTTCATTACGCATCTGACGTGAAGCGGGGCGGTGTCGTCAGATAGGATGTACCCGCCCTCGATGATCCAATCCCTATCGTTCAGGTTTTCAGAAGGATCCGGAGGAAGCAGACGAAGCCATCCGGTAGGCAGGGCGTATGACCCTGCCTTCCCGAATAGTGGTGCCGTTGAGTCTGGAGTGAGCATAAAGCGTTGAATCGCGAAGTTCCAAGGATGCTCTCTCAGTAAGGAATCTCTGGCACACTCGTAAACCAACAGACACGCCCTTGCACTGGTGCTTTGGTCGTTCAGACTGTTGATAGGTTTTGCGCCAAGAAAACCGAGAGCACGGTTGCAGATATCGACAACGCTTGTGGACACCGCTCACCCCCGATCAATACGGATGCGTCGGAATGAACACACCGTTCACATAGGCAGCTGTCGCCGTTGTGGCAACAGCACGATAGGAACCGTTGGGCAGGTCAAGATTCAGAGTTCCATTCGCAGAAAGCGTGGAATCCTTTACATCAAGCCATGTCCCGTGAAGGCTGAGAATCTGAAGCTTCACGCTTCCGCCTCCCCACGTCGCCTCGGCCATGAGCATCATCTTGCCGCCGCCCCAGGCTTTCTCAAGCCCACTGCCGGTTCCGTTCGACAGGAACGTTACGTTATTACCGCCCGCCATGAGAACCTCCTATCAAGCTGGCCAAACCTTTTCCGTCAGAGCGATGCGAATCGCTTCGACGGCCATCTCAACCTCGAGTTTGTTGGAGACCTTCGCGAGATCTACAACCAACTCAACGCCTTTTGACGTGGTTGAGGAAGACAGAACGACGTCCTCTTTGTGGAGGCCCTTATCAACTCCGTAGTACTCTTTCGCCATGAATCATCCTTTCTTTTGAACAAGAGAATGGGGTCGGAGAAACTCCCCGACCCCATTCTCTAAAAACTACTGAACGAATTCGACGTTGATGGCGAACGTGGAGCCAGCCACCGTCGCAGCGGCCAGGGTGATCACGATGTCGAGATAGCACATCGGATCAGCAGTGATCCCCAGGGCCTGCCACAGTTCCTGTTCCTGTTTCGCCACGGTGTACGTGCCGCTTTCGGTTTTCACCTCAGTCTCGGCCACAGCCGCAGCGACGTCCACCGCACTCGCGAAAAAGGTGGCGTCGATCGCGGCGCTTCCCTTCTCCGTCGAGTAATAAACGCCAACGCCAGCTGTGCAGCCAACGCCCTGAGCGCCAGACTGAAGCTTCACGCTTTTCACCCTGGCATTCGAGGGAACGCTGCAGAGGCGATACGTAGACGCGGTGTCTTTCGATGCACCAGCAGTGACGTACCCATAAGCAGCGCGGACGAGTCCACCCTGAATCGATGCGCCAATCGGAACCGTCGGACTGGCATCGCGACCCGTGATGTACGTTGAGAGCAGATTTTCAGTTGCCATTTTTCACCTTCCTTTAAAAGTTACACCACAAGGCTTACGCCTCGTAGCACCATACCCGCACAACCCGCTTCTCATCCAAGCGCGTCGCACCAATCGTCTCCTTGGCATACGCCTGCCACGGAAGACCCTGAATGTCCTTCCTCTGACTGATATCCGTCATGATATCGTTCCACAGACCGAGATACATGCCGGATTTCGCCCACACCGGGATCATGCGACTCGTCCCGCCGAGATCGTCGGTTCCGGTTTTCAACAGCTCCGTGTGGATGAAGTTGATTCCGAGGAACCTCTGGATCTTGCCATCCAACAGGACCGGAGCGCCACCGTTATAGTCGGCGTCGATCACCTGGACTTCGGCAAGAAGCTCGTCGTGCTGTTTCGCAGTCACTGCACAATACAACGGATCCGTGTCGAGGTCGACCTCATTCGACATGAGGATCCTGCGAGCAGCGCGGAGTTTCGCGACGTTCAGACCAGTGTGCGCCGAGGCCCCAGTGGCGACAATCGCCGTCTGCGTGGAGCTTGCGAACACTGTGGAGTCAGCACCCTCAACACCGGTCTTCGCAGTTCCGAAGAAGGAATCGATGAGTTCCGCATCCTGAGCGCGGCCAAGCGCGTAGATCGCGTTGGTCACGTAGTGCGAGCTGGGATCCGTCAACAGACGCAGCTTGTCGAACGAGTCGATCATCTGGTTGTTGTCGTAGTCGACCGGAAAAGCCCAACGACGCGTCAACAGGGCGTCGATACGCGGCATCGGAGCGAAGCGCGAGACGACCTTGTTGGCGGTCACCGGGTAGATCTGGTCAACCGGAGACGCCTGCGTACCCACATGGGTGCCAGACATCACCGATCCACGAAGGCGCGAGCCTTTCTGCTGGAGCAGAAGCTGAATGTTGGTTGAATACTGATGGACATAAAATGCTGGGAGATTATCGGACATTTGTCCCTCCAAAACGTTTTAAGGTTTCCGAAGGGCTTGTCTCTGTAATCAGAGGGCCAACATCATACCCCAATACCAGGGGCATCGGTAATCGTCTTTCCGATTTGCCATCCCGGCTCAGGCGGTCTGAGTTCCCAGGAATTTCAAATCCCGCTGTTATCAGTATTCTGTTCCAACAGCAGTTTTGTCAATTCAAATCATTGCTCGTCGGGATACGCCTGCTTGTGCAGTGTCTCCATCATCGAGCGTTCCATCTGTCCGCCCTCTTGGTATCTCTTCGAGAAGGACGGATCTGCCGAGAACTCTTTGATCTTCGACTTTGCCTGCTCAGGAGTGAACGGACCATTCGGGTTACTCCCGGGATTCCCGGTATGAAATCCTGCGTCTAGGAGCTTGGATCCGACTGCCTGCAGAAACTTTACTGTCTCGATGTTCCCTGAGGCGGCAGAAATCTTGTCTATTACTTCATCCTTAAGCCCGAACTCGCGGACAGCGCGTTTGACCTCAGACATGTTCTTGTCATACGCAGCGCCCCACTCTTTCTTAAGAGCGGCTGTTTCCTCTTTGGTTTTGGCATCATTCTGCGCCTTGGCAGAATCCATTGCCGCTTTTGTCTGAGCGTTGAATGCTTCGGCGAGCGCCTTCCCCTGTTTGTCTGAGAGACCGGCCTTGTGGAATTCGGAAGCTGCCCACTTCGTGGCCTCTTCGTTCATCCCGTTCTCGACAGGCTTAAGGCCATATCCATCCGGATTCGCTGGTTTGCCGAGGCGAGTATGGACGCTATCCCATCCAGCGACGTCGTCGAACTTCGGCAGCTTGATTATCTGATCTTGCGGAGCACCCACCAGTTTCTCAAGGTTACGATAGGATTCGACAACCTCCTGAGGAGCCTTCCAGCCCTTGTTCTGAACGAATCCACGGTGGTCTTCTGGGAGTCCTGCTGTCCATTCAGCAGGAGCCGAAGCTGCCGCTGGAGCAGCGACTGGTGTTCCGCCAGCAGCCGCATCTCCTGACGCCCCTGGTGCAGCTGGCGCACCAGTTCCATTGCCCGCTCCTCCTGCATTCGCATCTCCTGCCATTTCAAGTTCCTTTCCTGTTTAGGAATTCCCAAAGAGTTTCGGAATCCATTTTGAGGTGATTTTGGATCCGAAGCCAAACCTCTCGCCGTCCCTCTAAAACAGCGTGAATCCGTGGATCCGAGTGAAACGTGCTTTCGCCAGCACGACAAAACTTTGCCAGATCAGCCAATACCTTCTGATTTTCTATCGATTCTTTGTCAAATGTGATCTGATAGGCCTTCTGTCTGGCAAACACAAAACTGCGCACTTTTTCGACGACTTCGTTCAAAATCGACTCCCCCTCTTTACTTCATTGCCTTCTGAGCTTTGCTTTGCGCGTTCATGATGGCAGCCGCACCGGGTGCAGCCTCAACCTGTTGGCGCATCTGATTCTGTTGGGCCTGCTGTTGTTTCTTCGCCTGAACCACTTCCGGAGAATTCATCCAGTGGAACGGAACCCCCTGGATCTCAGCGATTGCAGGGATGATAGTATCGAAGTTGAAATAAAACAACATGGAAGGATCCTGCATGACATTCGCCGCGTTTAACGCCGTCTCAAGCGTTCGCTGAAGTCCTGAGGCCTCTTCCGCCTTTTGTGATCTTGTCAGAGGAGAATCATAGACGATCTGGAATTCCCCCATTGCTTCCTTGAGTGCCATTGGCATGGGTGGGATCTGACCCTGTTGAGACAACACATCTATTTCTCGTTCGATGGAAGGGCCAAGATACTCGGACTGTTGTCTGCCAATGGTTGGAGCGAGCAAGATACCCTTTTCTTTTGCACGCTCCAACACTTCGGTGGCAGTCATCTGAGGCGATTCGGTAAGAATTTGGAAAAGGGAAACCAAGAAACCGTCATTGATGAGCGTTCTCTCGTCGTCCATCAACTCTTTGCCAACGGCCAGGTTCCCCGTAGGAAGCGCATGAACAAGAGGTCTTCCGTCTGCCGTAACCCCCCCCGCATTTATGGCTCCCGGTTTGAGAGAGAATGAGTCAACCACACCATCATCGTGAGCAAGCAGCACAGGATCCACCACACGGTGGCCCTGCTTCAGCATCGTCTTCTTCTCTTCGTTCAGTGTCTTAATTGCAGGAAGCAGATCCATAGCAGGAGAACGGCCATAAACTTCTCCGGG